GTCTACAAATTATGTAGGGTTTAATTTTCTGCTTTTCACAAATATCGCATAATTCGGAATAAAATCTTGCCGTTGTGTAAGATTTTGCTAATCGCTTTGATAAGTTCTGAAAAATCGATTATTTCAGGAAACAATCCTTCCTCTTGTCACGAATTAAGTTTCGTTTGCGCATTTCCAGAAAATCGTATAGTTCAGCCTACGATCTTGTCGTCCTATCGTGATCTAGGAAATACTTCTGTTTCTTGCAAAAATCGGTGCATTTCCAGAAAAATCCGTTTTTTGACCCTGATTCTACAGGGGGGAATTGCCTTTTTTGCGATATTTTCAGCCATTTTACGATTTATGGAGAAATCGCACGAAACGGGGAAGGAATCTGTCACCCTGCCAGATTTGGAACGAAGCTCACATGTTTCAAGAATAATCGCTTATTTATTAAAACAATCCGACGTGGTGCCACGAAGCGATCCATGATTGCATGATTTTAGAAAAATCGCATGGTTCGAGTTCCGAATCAGCATCTAGCAGGTATGTAGAATTGCTTTTATGGAAAAGGGAAAAAGCCGAATATTGAGAAAAGAAATCCGTTGCCGTTTGATGAAAGGATTAGAGTTTAGGTTTTTTGGTTGCAGTCGAATATTTGAAGCGTGAAGAATTTATATTACAACTGTAATAGGGATTAATTTAGGTAATTCAAAAAAAGTGACGAATCGAGGATTTGGATTATTGTCTAGCAGATATATAGGAATTAAATTTATGGGAATAAGAGAAAATGAAATATTGATGATAGTGAGAAAATACACTACCTATCCAATCGGGATTTATTTGGGAAAAGGATAAAAATCGTACATAAATGACAATATCTATGAAAATCCTGAATTTATAAAATAGTTGTCAACGATTATTTTAAGCAACTTTCCTGCCTAATTTATTCACCCCGTACCGATTAAATCAATCAACCTTTCGTAATACCCCAAAAAACAAGGGCTTATATTATCAAGTGCTATGGCGAAGTTCGTCCCCACGAAAATCATAGTCCATCACAGCCTTACCGAAGACGGTCCTACCGTGAGCTGGGGCGCAATCAGGAAATACCACACTCAAACTTTAAAACGGCCTTATAAAGATATCGGATACCATATCGGCGTGGAACTCGTTAAGAGCGGGAACGAGCTTTATTACGAAGCTCTGATGGGCAGGATGTGGACCGAGTCGGGCGCTCATTGCAGAGGACAGAATTCTCATTCTTTGAGCATTTGCTTCATCGGTAACTTTGATAAAGAAGCGCCGAAGCCTCAACTGGTGATGGCGGGTGCGAAGGTTATCGCGCTCTGGCTCGACCTCTTTCAGCTATCAATCAATGACATTTATTCTCACCACAACTTCGCTCCCCACAAATCATGCCCAGGCAAGCTCTTTGATATGGAATATTTAAAGGACTGTGTAAGGAGATGCTATGGCTAATTGGATAAAACGATATTGGATTTTACTCGTCGCTGGATTCGTTATCCTCTTTCTCGGATATAAAGCGATTGACGGAGCCATCGCAGAACATCAATACAACAAGAAAATCAAAGCGAAGGATACGACTATTTCTGAACTATGGGGGAAGATAGGAGACAGCAAGAAAAGAGAAGCAAAGTGGGAGAAATCCTCAGAGAAGAACTGGGATTTGGCAATGGAGAAGGAAGAGAAGTTGCGTAGAAAAGACAAAGAAATGACGGTGAAAATCCATGAGAAGCGGGCGCTAAAAAAGAAGATACGAGAAATGCCAGCAACAAGGGTTATCGTACGGACGATTGAGATTATAAACTGCCCAGATGTTGTGCAGCAAGAGCAGGGAATCGTCTTCACTCTGGACTGCGCTAAGGATAACCTGGCCGTCTTGGAGAACGTTTTTTATTTTAAGAAGGAGGCTCTTGACTGGGCGGATCAGTTCTTCACAAGCCAGGCTGAAGTCACTGATCTGAAGAATGTGATAATTGCAAAAGACGGAGTTATCAAGGAAGTGCGGGGACAGTTAGTCGGAGAAGACAAGATAATTACGGAGTGGACAGACAAGTTTAATATGAGTGAGAAGCGGGGAAAAGCGAAGTGGTGGAAGGGACTGAAGACAGGCGGAATTATAGGGGGAATTCTGGGTTTCTTCGGAGGCTTCGTTTTGGGGAAATAACATGGCTAAGAAATTAAAGTTTGATCTTCACACTGGAGTCGCCTGGATCATCTGGGCGGTACTTTTAACCTGGGCCTACTACCAGGGAAAGCCCGATTTCGCCACGTATGCGATCTGGCTTACCACGGGAACCGGCATCTATACTGGCAAAAGACTCCTCCAGAAGAGGAAGGAATTCAATGAAAAACGATAGGTACAGATCGATATTTGATCAGGCAGAGAAGGCACAAACTGCAAAAGAGCAGAGGAACTGCCTCCTGACCATAACCAAGATAATGGCGGAGAACCACTTACCCAGCATAGAGAGGAGGATGGGGAAAATATACTGGGTCATGCTCGCTATTGCCGTGATGGTATTTTTTGGAGACCAGATATCGTTGACGCACATAATCCTGTTTTTCATGAGGCTGTTCGGATAAATGAGAGCACCCAAAGGACTAGGCATGACGTACGACGGAATAAGGGATGGGAAGATGTGGTATAAGCTCCGGCCCTCACGGTTCTATCTGTTTAAAACCATACTGAAAATCGCCTGGGGGGCCAGGCCCTGGCCTCTACCCGTGCTGGTGGCCCTGTACGGCTGCTACTACTATCTGTCGACGTGGAGGGATAGATAATGGAGATAAAACGAGTCCCGATATCTGACGTCGAAGTCTGGGAGAAGAATCCCCGGAACATCAGGACCAAGGATTTCGAGCGCCTGAAAAAGCAGATCCAGGAACTCGGAGTCTATAAACCGCTGATCTGCATCAGGGAGAACGGCAAGTACATCACATTAGGCGGAAACATGCGCCTGAGAGCACTTGTGTCGCTTAATTTCAAGGAAGTCGATGTGTCCCTCGTGGATGCCCCGGATGAGGCAACACGCATCAAATACGCACTTTCCGATAACGACCGGGCCGGCGAATATGACGACCAGGCATTGGCGGAATTATTATATAACTCAAAGGACGAAATCGACCCCTCCTTATTCAGAATCGATCTGGGCAACACTCTCTCAATAGAAGAACTCCTAACGCAATTCGGACCGAAAATCGAGGCTGGAGAAGAGGATGTAGTGCCAGAAGCAAAGAAAGAACCAGTGGCGAAACTGGGAGACCTCTACGAGCTAGGCCCACACCGCCTTCTTTGCGGAGATGCCACAAAACCAGGAAGCTATGAAGCGCTCCTCGAAGGAAAGATGGCCGACATCGTTTTCACGGATCCGCCATACAATGTGGCATATAAAGGCGGCATGACGGACAAATTCGGACCCATTCTCGGCGATAATATGAGCGAGGAAGATTTCGTGGAATTCGTCATGACTTTTATAAAACGGATGAAAGAAAACACGAAGCGCGGGGGAGTATTTTATATCTGCAGCGGGTACTCAAGCTATCCGACTTTTATCTATGCACTTAAAGCCATCGGCCTGACATATTCCGGGCCAATTATCTGGGTCAAAAATAACACATCGTTAGGATGGGGCGATTATCGGCATAAACATGAGATGCTCCTAAAGGCCAAGAGAGGGAATAAGAAAGCACAGCCCATCCTTTATGGCTGGAATGGCGGCCGGCATTATTTCATGGACCATAGATTCGAGGCCGATGTCTGGGAAATTGCACGCCGTGGATCCTTAACCATGCTCCACCCGACACAGAAGCCCCTAGGCCTTATCCAGCGGGCCCTCCGGAATTCAAGCCGCCCGAAGGAGAACGTCCTCGACCCGTTTGCAGGAAGTGGCAGCACCATTGTCGCTGCAGAACGGGAAGGACGCATAGTCTACGCTATGGACATGGATCCGATCTACATCGATGTCAGTATTCGGCGATATGCGGCCCTAGGAGGCCCGACTGAGAAAGAAATCAGAGCCACAAAGCGGAAAATTAAAGTGGAGGAACCAGCATGACAGGCCTGGCCACAGCGATTCTCGCAGAAAAAGAGCATCTCCAGAACCCTATCAGCCAGGCAAAGCGGTCGTTTACGCCTCCTGAAAAGGCAAAAATGGCCAGATTCAATGAAATTTTAGAGAAATCCATGAAGCTTCACCCGCATGCCTGCGTGGCATTCTCCGGAGGAAGCGACAGCCTCGTCCTTCTGGATTTAATACACAAATCCGGCCAGCAACCGATAGTGATATGGGTCGACACGCAAATGGAGTACCCGGAATCCAGACAATTCATAGAACAGACCGTCGCCAAATACGGCCTCGAGCTCCGTATAGCCCAGGCCCAGCACACACCGCTCGAGCAATGGCAGCGCACAGGATGGCCGGTATTAGGGAAGACTTCCGCCCGCCTCTGGATGCAGCAAAACCGAGGCATGGGATTTGCAATAAACGTTTCTGAGTGCTGCAGAGCGATGAAAATAAGCCCTGCCAGGATCCTCGCTCGGAATTTAGGATGCGAACTCCAGATAACGGGTCAGCGCGGTCAGCACGATGACAACCTTCGCGGACTCCGGACGATAAAAGATGGGATCCTATTTTATCAATCCCGGGATCGCATGTGGATAACCAATCCGCTTACCGGTTGGACGGATGCAGAAATCCAGGGTTATATAAAACAGCACAAATTACCACAGCACCCAGCTCGAGCTCGAGGCGCCTTAACCATTGGTTGCGTGTACTGCGGCGGAGGAAGCCAATACACGAATAGCGGATATCGGATCCTACGGCGAACTTGGCCAGAAGCCTGGCACCGTTTGATCGTGGAATGGGGTGCAGGCTTAATCATATTGGCCTTGAAGCATAAAAGACGCCTCGAGGAAATCCGAAGAGCAGTCCAGGAACTCGGAGGACTCAACACGCTAGCCAAAAACAGACCCTGGATATTTGACTTTACAAGAAAAACACCACTGCCAGGATACGAGAGATAATGGCGAAATTAAAATATACAGAAGACTTCCCACTTATGGCCGAGGATCTTGCTCGCCAAGGATTAACAAATATCCAGATAGCCAGAAAACTTGGGATATCAAAAGACACATTTTATGAATATCAAAAAATATATCCCGAATTTTCCGACTCCAGAAAACGCGCTCCTAAAGAGGGCCATGGGATATGGATATGAGGAGGTCCATGCCGAATACAACATGGACAAAGAGGGAAAGCAAAAAGCCTTTCCATCGAAGATCAGGAAGATAAAGAAGCAAATCGTCGCTGATGTGACCGCCCAGATATTCTGGCTGAAAAACAGGCGACCGAAACTATGGAAGGACAAGCACGATGTGGATGTGTCCGGGAACGTGAACATAAAGGTGGTGTCGGCCATCCCGAGGCCGAAGAAAGGGAAGAAGAATGCTTAATGCAGTCGAATACCAGACCGTGGACTTGAGTAAACGCTACGACCCGCGCACGAACAAGAAGCAGATGGAGTTCCATTCAGCGCTAGAGGAATATAAACTCTTCGGCGGTGCTATGGGTGGGGGGAAAACAGCCGCTCTAATCAACGAAGGCCAGCAGCTAAACCTGGACTATCCGGGTAATTTCGGCCTGCTGATAAGAAAGACCTGGCCGTCTTTCCAGGATTCGGTTCTTCCCCAGGTCGAGAAATTCATTGATACACGATTAATCGCCGATTGGAATCATAGCAGTAAACATATCACATATAAGAATGGCTCTAAGACCCGGTATGGAGGCCTCGGCGATAGACCTGATGATTGGGAAAAGTGGATGTCAGGCGAATACGGCTGGATCGCGATCGACCAGGCCGAGCAATTTACAGAGTTGGAATTTGAGATGTTGGCCACCCGCCTCCGGTTAAAGTTGCCAAGGATCCTGTATTTCTTCCTGCTTTCCTGCAATCCCAACATAGGCTGGATAAAGGAACGGTTCATAGAGCGGAATGAGGAGGACCACATCTTCATTCCCGCGTTGCCGACGGACAACCAGGCCAATCTGCCAGAGGATTACATCGCAAGAATGAGGAAAATCCTGACTCCCAAGCAGCAGAAGGCACTCTTGGAAGGCAATTGGGAGGCTGTGGGGGATCCCGACAATGTCTATGCCTACGAGGACGTCCAGAAGGCTATAAGAAGGAATTTGAAGGGAACCCTACCGGTCGAGATAGGCTGTGATGTGGCCAGAAGCGGGAACGACCAGAGCATAATCATATTGAGGGAAGGTCTCAAAGTCCGGGTCCATAGCAAAGCCCAGGGCCATGACACGATGAGGACCACAGGCGAGATCTGGCGCTGCTGCCAGGATACGGTCATTCCCAGATGGAAGGATCAGCTGGACAAGATATCAATCAAGGTCGATGCCGATGGGGTCGGAGGAGGAGTGGTCGACCGGCTGAAAGAGCAACGGAGAGAAAAGGAGGAGCTCTACACAGCCATGATTTTGAAGATGGTATCCAATGAGAGAAGAGAGGAGCTCAAGAAGGCCGAATACAGGCTCCGGATAAAGATAGTCGAGATCCATGGTTCGGGAAAGCCGAAGGATCCAGTCCATTTCAAGAACCTCCGCGCGGAGATCCATTGGGGCCTCCAGGAATTGCTAGGGGATCTGGATTTGCCGAACGACCGCGAGGTCTCATCGCAGTTGATGGCCCTGAAGCATAAGACCAACTCAGCCGGCCAGATCGTGATTATACCGAAGGAGGAGATCAGGGAAAAGCTCGGAAGATCCCCAGACCTAGCCGAGGCGATCATTTACGCCCTGGCCGACATCAAGCCGGCAACGGAGCCGAGGATAAGGAGGCTGTAGGATGGAGAATACTTCGATCAGAATCCCGAACGTATTTAAGATGATCAGCAGATCCTTCTCGAAAAAGCAGAGCGCAACCTATCGATCCATCCTCATGCTATTCGGCAACAATCCGGCCTGGACCAGAAAGGACTATGCGAAACTCACCGAGGCTGGATTCATAAACTGTATCACGGTCTATGCCTGCGTGAGTCTGATCGCAAGATCCGTGGCCAGGCTGCCGTGGATCCTATACAAAAAGCCCATGCAGTCACTGGGCCAAAAATCGAAAATCGAGAAGGTCGAAGATCATCCGCTGATAGATCTCCTGCACAAGCCGAATCCTATGGAGGGCCAAGCCGCCTACTTCGAAAAAGTCATGTCTTATTTTCTCATTTCAGGAAACAGTTATGCCGAACGAGTCGGGCCCAAAGTCGGGCCTCCGAGGGAACTATATTGTCTGCGACCGGACCGGATGACGGTCATCCCCGGAAAACAGGCGAACTTGGTGGCCGGCTATAAATATAAAATCGGAGCGGAGCCAGTCCTGTTCAACGAAAAACAGATCCTTCATCTCAAGACATTCCATCCCCTTGACGACTGGTACGGGTTGAGTCCGCTCGAAGTAGCCGCCAAGGCGATCGACATATCGAATATGTCAATGACCTGGAATTACAAACTTCTGAAAAACGAGATGCGGCCACCCGGTGCCATGAGCACGGAACAGGTGCTGGATGACGAGCAGTATGAGAGGCTGAGAAAGGAAATCAAAACAAAACTCCAAGGCTACGAAAATGTGGCCGAACCCCTCCTCTTGGAGGGAGGATTGAAGTGGGAGAACTTCGCCATAACCCCGAAAGAAGCCGATTGGCTGAATTCGGACAAGATGAACGACCGGCGGATTTATCGGCTCTATAACGTTCCTTCACAGCTGGTTGCCGATGAAGAAAGCAAGACATACGCAAATTATAAGGAGGCGAGAAAGGCGCTCTATTTGGAGACGGTTCTGGTCCACGGCGGCATGCTCAGAGACGAGCTCAATAATTGGTTGACTCCAGCATGGGAGACCGAACGGCTCTATTTGGAAATAGACAAGGACGCAATCGAGGCGATCAGGG